TGCCACGATGGAAAGCATTTGGCAGCATTCCAGAGGCATCTTAACAACGTGTTTATCGGGGAGACAAATAGCACTCTCTGCTGGCCAAGGGGAAGTTACGAAGATGTTCATTAGAAACAGAATTTTCTCACATAATATCGTACTTGTTTTGGTTTATCTTCAAGATAATAAGATTCTCTTTCTTCATGTTCTGAAGAATAGTTTTTTGTTGCATTAATAGAATCCCTAACATTTTGAAGTTTATCTGGAGTGAGTGGTGTTTGTTTTACACTCAAACCTAAAGCAGACCCTTTACAAATTTGTGCTGCATGAACTGCTTCATGGTAGACTGTTTCATTAATATAAAAATATGGATCATATCCCTGTCTTTTAATGTTTTTTGTACAGATTACAAATTTATTAGGAAGAACAGTATATCCAAATGAAACATTATTTTGGCAGAAACCAATATTCTCATGAATGTGAAATTTTGCAGAAATTAAATCATGAATTAATTGTTTCCCATGAGAATTTAAATATAAAAGAAATTCCATCAACCAAATGTAGAATCGGGTTCCAGAGCAATATAATAAGTCAAATTGTATTTGGTATTAGTAAACTGTGACAAAAGTTTAGAGGACACCACAACGTCATAAGCACCAGGAATAATCTTGATGTTTTCTACCTTGAAGTTGAAGGTAAACTCTTGGTCAGTTTCTCCAACTACAATGGCATACTCGTTAGAAGTATCATTCTTCTTATCACGAACAACAAGTTTAATCACACCTGCTTCACCAATAGCAGAAAGGTCAGGAAGTTGATATACTGCTGCTGCCTTGACTAGTTTCTCCAAAGAAGTACTATCCAGTTGGAAGCAAACATCTTGCGAAGGAAGTTGAATATCTTTTTCAGGAGGAGAAATGATCACGTTAGGGTCAGCGAAGAAATACTTCACACGACGCTTACCTTCTTTGATGCTCAGATAGGAATCTTCTTTGAAGTCAAGGTCAGGGTCCTGATGAAGACTTAGACCATTGAGAAACTGATTGAGATCGTAGATTGCAAAATCGCGTGGGAACTCTTCAGTAATTTCTGCTTCGGCAAGAATATTTTTAGCAACAGAAATGGTACGGAGTTTACTACCTTCCTTCACAAGAATCGAGTTATTGATTCCAGCAAAGTTCTTGAGAATGGTCAGAGTGTTGTCAGAGAGTTTCATGTTCTTTTCTTGAGTTTTCATTATCAGCGAAATTCGGTGAGACCATTATCTTGACGGGTATAGTGTCCGTCGAAGTGGAGCAGAAGCATAGCATAGTGAATAACTTTTAGCAAGTCACGCTTATTGCGTCCGTCTTTATCACCATAGCGGCTGCCATACTTAAGGATATTTGCCTGACAGAAGTGGGCGGCAAGGTCCTTTGCTGCCATCAGGTCAATAGTTTGGACATCTTGATATTCAGTATTGTGACCGCAGTAGTGGCTCTTATAGGTGCTGGTCACATAGTCCTGAATGTCCTTCAGAATTTTATCTTCGTTATATTTCCAGAGATGATTTGTGTTTTCAGGCATAGTAATAGTAAAGGTTGAATCACTCATAAAGGGGAAGGCACTTTTTTACCTCCCCCAATTATATCAGAAAGGTGCCTCAGGCGCAACTTCTTGAGAAGGCATCTGGAAATCGACATCAATTTTGTCATAGAGTTCCAAGAACGACTGTTTGGTCTCATCATCAAATCGTGCAGTGCAAACATCAATTGCTTTTGCTTTGTTGCCGAAAATGCTGTAAGCACGAATAATGTGAACCAGGCGGCGAGTGCTGATGATTTCCTCAATACCACCATCATAGAAAGTTTTACGGATCACATCTGCCCAGTCCACCAGGCGCTTACAGAAGTCGCGGTCTTCCACACTCAAGTCCAAAGCGATACCTTCCAGGATCTTCTGCTCTGTTGCGGGAGCAGGATAGGACTGCTCAAAGGTCACAGGGAAACGCTCAAGGAATGCTTCGTTGAGAACATTGGTGCCGATGAAGCGGCCATCATCAGAACCCTTACCTTTGGTGTTGGCAGTGGCGATAACGTTGAATCCAATAGCAGGTTTCACCCACTTACCAATCTTCTTAAGAAAAACGCCCTTTCCTTCTAGAATGGACTGAAGGCAGAGGATTTTGTTAGAAGCGAGGTCGATCTCGTCAAGGAGAAGAATAGCACCGCGCTCCAGGGCCTCAATCACAGGACCGTTGTGCCAAGCAGTATTTCCATCAACAAGACGGAAACCGCCGATAAGATCATCTTCATCCGTTTCAATCGTAATATTTACACGAATCAATTCGCGTTTAAGTTGAGCACACGCTTGCTCAACCGAGAACGTTTTACCGTTGCCCGAAAGACCCGTAATGAACGTTGGATAGAATAGACGGGACTCAATAATTTTTTTAACATCAGCAAAGTTACCAAACTTGACGAAGGTATCATCTTTTTCTGGGATAAGGTTCTGTTCTACAGGAGGAACTACTGCAGGAGCTTGATATGCTTGTTCCATCTTTCCAACTATAGTAGGAGTAACTTCCAAATTCCACTTGCCACGACCAGTTTTGAATTGATCGAGACGCTTTGTTACGGTTTGGTAGTTTGCATCATTCATACTACACCATGCACGAATATCTCCACTGGTAATATTATTACCATAAAGATTTTGAAGAGAAGTACGAATGTAGTCGGTGGAAAGTGCCATGTTTGTTTCGTTTCAACAAGGCTATTATACAGAAAAAGGAGGTCTTAAAACCTCCCTAGTGGTCAGTTAGAAAACCGTCCATACTTAAATTTCATTGCTTGAAGAAACCACGCATCAGTCAAAGACTTTGGTCCATAAAGTAAAATTTGAATTTGTTTATCCTTTAGTGATGGATCTGATAAAGCCAATTTTTTCCAATCTTTCATCACACTACCAAAGAGATAAATTCACCCAATACTTTTTTATTTAGTTTCTTGGTCTTCAGAGACTTGACAAACGCAGATTTGATTTGAGACTTAGTGGCATCTTCAGCAACTTCAAACTCCGTATCTTGAGAAAGTGCAGTTGCAGATAATCCGAAGTATGCATCATAACCAGAGTTAGTAATGGTAAAACTTTTCAGTTTCTTCCAATCGTTTTGAATTGCAATATAATTTTTGTCGCATTGTGGATGATACAAATGAATGAAACGACCTACATTACGGCCTTCAAGGACACGAATTCCAATAAAATTAATTGACGGAAAATTCTCTTTCAAGTTCTTGACAAGAGTGTCAGTAAACTCATGATACCCATATCCAAAGTTATAAGTAGTTCCGAGTTTGCGATCACGAAGAAAAGTTGTTGAAGGATTAACACCGCGACAACCAATATAAGGTTCAGATTCCCAACCGCGCTTTACTTCAACATGAAAAGGAAGACTATTTGATTCACCATCAGTTAGAACAACACAGTGAACCTTCTGAAGTTTATTCTCTTTCTGGAACTTGGGAAGAATCTGATGAAGAGAAATCAATGCCTCATTCAAAGGAGTTCCAGAAAGAGAAAGACGACTTGGATATGTAAATGAAGTGTGATAAATGTCAGAGAAACAAGAAGCAAGACGCCAGATATTGAGCATTTGATGCTCGAATTCTTTACCCGAAACTTTACTAGTGAGAATATTCATCATAGAGAATGTTTCATCAATTGCAAACACTCCTTCTTTTTTTTCATAATGAGGAGTGCGATCAACAGCAAGATGCTTACCAGTTTCATAATCATACTCTCCACGACGCCATTCATTTGTAAAAGCATACACTTCAAACGGAATCGCAACTTTCTTACAGAACCACACCAAATTAAACAATTGCTTACAGGTATCTGTAAGAACATGACTCATTGATCCAGACCAATCTAGAACAAACACAAGGCCGTGATTTTTACCATCGGCAAGAGTGGTGACTTTTTTGAATAGGTCTTCATTATATTTGTAAGTATGAAGTTTGGAGCAGTCCAGAACACCAGTGCGAGCAGTGGTAGCACGGGCATAGGAGTCTGCCGCTTTCTTACACTCAAACTCCTTCACCAGATAGTTGACTTCCTTCTGTGCAGAGTTTTTGAAATTGAAGAATTCTACATCTGTTTTTTCAAAAAGATTTATCGGAGCAAATCCTTTTTCTTCAGCCATCTCATTATGAGATTTCTGTTGTTGGTTAAAACACGAATCAATATCAAAATGAATATCTTTATTCTTTGCAATAATTGTCTCAAGATTTACTTTGGTAACTTCAACATAATTATTTTCATAACCATCCATGTTTACAAGATCACGAATCTTATCTTGAAGTGCATCTGCCGTTTTTACTTCTGGTTCTTCAGCAGATTGTCCACCAACAGTTGATGGTTGATCATTTTTAGCAGTTCCGCCAGATGATTCTTTTTCTTGAGATTCTTCAGAATTATTTTCATCTTCTGGTTGATCGGAGAAGTCAGAAGCGGGTTGGTTAGAACCTTCAGATTGAGACTCCAGATTATCCATGGGAGTTTTAGTTTCTTCCTGCTGCTTTTGCTTACAGAACTTATAGAGTTCTTCTGCGGCAATCAGAACATCAGAAAAAGTCTCACACTCACCGATCATACGAACGATGGGCATCTCATCAAAATCATCAAAAGGAATTTCTACAAAATTTCCAATCTTGTAATACAGATTGACCTTATCGGCAAGATTGTAAGTTGTAATATCATCATCACCCAGTTGGAAAAAATCTTCATCGGACAATTCCTTATAACCGTTATAGAAGGTCTTGGCAAGACCAGCATAACGACGCTTCATCAATTTCTCAATACGAGCATCCTCAACCACATTCACGAACTGTGGGGGAATCTTGTACTCTTTCAACCAATTCTCATCAGGAGTATAAAGAGCGTGGCCCACCTCATGACCCACCAGAAGGTCATACACGGTGCTGTTTGCTCGCTCCCACATAGGCAGAGTTAGCACACGAGTGTGGACATTAAAGCAGGCAGTCTCTACCTTCTTGTGTTCTACTACAAGGTCTTCTGTAGCAAGAAGTTTAGCAAGTTGGGACTTGATTTCGTGATTGACTGCCATAGGTCTGTTGCGTATGTAGCCATTATAAAAAGAAAGGTCGCCCTTTGGACGACCAGTATGACGGTTTTTGAACTGACTATGCCGCAAGGATCCTTCTACATAATTTCCTACACGTCTGCGTATCCTCATCACATTCAGTCAAACACTCAAAGTATTCATTCATCAATTCATCTTCACCATCTTTATCACGATTTTTCATATTATTCCAATAAGCAAGTTGATTAAAAGAAATAAGATTGTGCATAATTACCTCCACGCACAGGGAACATCATAATAAAGATTGATTTTCTGTCATTGTATTCTCACTCCATTATTCTACTACTATCTAGGCATTTATGACGATTTCTTAACAAAAATTTATGCCTACGAGTATATACCTATAGAAGAAGCGCCCCCTGAGAGGCGCTTCTTGAGTGCTTGGCGACGTGCTTTTGCTTGTCGAAGTGCTTGCGGTTTAAGTTTTCGTTTTTGTTCCTTTTTAGAGTGATGTTGCCAGTTTGGAGTGTTCATTGTCCTTTGTTTTATCAGGCCATCATACGCGAGAAACCTTTGACTTTATCAAACCTTATGACACTTTCAAATTTGTCTTCCATCCCAGTCTTATGGGAGATAATGAAAATGTTGGCATCCTTAATTACATAACGGATAATTTTTAAAAATTCATCAGTGCCTTGACTATCCAGTGAACTGTCAAAGACTTCATCCAAAATCATAAGATTTGTGGAAACAGAATTTTTATACTTTGCCACTTCTCTCCACGTAAACAGAAGTGCTAGATCGATACGTTGCTTTTCACCTTCACTAAACGATGCATAAGAAAAATCTTCATGAATTGGGGATTGAACGGTTTCGTTAAATTCTTCATCAAGAGTAAAGTTAATGTAAAAATCCATCATCTGAAGATAACGGTTTACTTGCTGATTAATAAGCGGAAGATACTTCTTGATGATTTTGGTTTTAACTCCACCGTCCTTAAGCAAACTGTACGAAAAATCATAATAATTAACGGAGTTCTTTTTCTCTCCTAGATCAGAATATATGTTTTTTAAATTTTCTTTAAAGGATTCTAACTTTTCATGTTCAATATTTCGATTTTGTAATTGATCGGCAATTCTTTGAATTTCCGCTTCAAGATCTCTGATTTGTTTTTGGTTTCCAGAGATTCGAATATTGTTTTTAGAAATTTCATTTGTTAGGTTTGTAATCTCCTTTGAAAGACTATTGAATTGAAGCTCTCTAAGTTCTTCTTCTTTAATTGCCTCCTCTAGTTCCTTATAACCAGATTGCAACTCTTTTGCTTTATTTTGAGCTTCTCTAATTCTATTTAACCTAAACTCATCTTCAATTGTTTGTGTGCAGGTAGGACAAACCGTATTCTCTGTAAAGAACTTGTGCTCCTGCGTAATCGTTGATACTTTTTGAGAAATCTTTCCTTTAAGATTTCCTAACTTACGAAGTTTCTCCGCATATCCCATCAACTCATCTTGCTCTCGAATATGTTCACGAAGAGGTTCTTCTAAAGATGAGTTCTTCTCCATGTAATCAACAACTTCATTATCCAACTTGGCAATTTTTTCTTTATTGGCATTAATATTGGCATTACCGCGACTCTCAAGTTCCTCAATAAAGTTTTTTTGCATCTCAACTTTATCTTTGAGCGTTTCTTTCTTTAGTTCTAAAGTTTTAATTTCATCTTTAACCTGCCTAATCTTATCCTTGATAATCACATTCATTGAAGAAAAGATTTTAATGTCCAAAAGATCTTCAATGACTTCGCGGCGATGAGCAGCAGGAAGTTGCATGAACGGAACAAAAGTGCTTGAACCCAGAATGACAATCTGAGTGAAAGACTTATAGTTCATTTTGAGAATTGTTTGTTCCAACCATTTCTGCTGATCCAAAGCAGCTGATGATTGGTCCAAAAGAGAATCGTTTCGATAAATTTCAAACACTGCTGGTTTGATACCACGAACTACTTTCCAATTTGTATTGCCAATTGAAAACTGAACTTCGACTCTACAGTCTTTCTCATTAACGCTATTGACAAGTTGTGGTTTGTTAATTTTGCGAAATGGTTTACCAAATAATGAAAATGTAAGGGCATCCAAAATGGTTGATTTTCCGGCACCATTTGTCCCAACAATCAATGTTGTTGTATTTTTTTGAAAATCTACTTCAATTGGTTGATTACCAGTTGATAGAAAATTTTTCCAAGAAATTTTTTCAAATAAAATCATTGTCGTCGGGGGGAATCACAAGATCATCTTTAGTAATTATAGTATACTGATAATTGTGCATTTCACATGTTCCAATCATCAACTCATCTTCAATTTCAATCACATGCATTTCAGGAAATCCATCTTCTTCCAACATGATAGCAAATCGAGTGGCATCATCTTCTTCTTCAAAGAGATAAAGAATTTGTTCTCCATCTTCATTTTGGACGGCATATGCACCTTCACTTTCTCGGCCATCAATTGTTAAAATATACATTTACACCATCTCACACGCTTCCTGATAAACATCTTGAATAATTTTTTGGATCATTGATTTATCCATTTCAACTTCTGCTTCTTCTATATATCGATTCAAAATAGATAGAGTATCTTCATTTTCAAAAGCTTCAAACTCTTCAGACTCTTGAATCTGGAAGTTTTCAACAATTTTGAGTTCTGCAACATTGGATGAATAAAGTTTATCAATAAATTGTTCAAACTTTTTGGGATCAGTTTTTTTGCGAACAATGACTTTTACTATTTTGTTTTGATATTCTGTAGGATCGAATGTTTGATGTGGCGTATCTTCGTAGTAGATATTATAAAAAAGTCTGTGAGGATTGTTGACTGGTGTGAGTTCTAATGTTTCGGTATCAAAAATATGAAATCCTCTTTGATCTCCAACATCAGTCCAAAACATTTCATAAGGATTTCCTAGGTAAAAAATCCTCCCATCAGTCGATCGAGTGTGATAGTGTCCCGAGAAGACATGACTGAACTTCTCAAATAACTTGCTTTCCACACCATGCTCCATGACGAGTTGTCGATTAACTCTAAATCCTTGGAGTTCAAGGTGCCCCATCGACACTGTGCAAGTTGTCTTTTGAATAGTTTTGAAAGTAATTTCTTCATTTTCTTGATTGATCCACGGTATAAAAAGGACTTTAAGATTTCCTACTTTAGTTTCGGTTGGTTTTGAATAAACTGTCACATTATCATACTCTCGAAGAAGAAGATCTACGGCATTTACTTCATTAGTATTTTTATAATATGCAGTATGATTTCCAACAATAGTATGAACTGCACATCCCAACTCTTTAAGAGGATCGTAATAATTGTTTTTTGCCCAAGCCAAGGCCGAAAAATCAATACCTTTACGACTATCAAACGTATCTCCCATATCAATGATAGTAGTGATTCCCTCCGCTTTTAGCGTCGGAAAAAATACTTCATTATAAAACTTTAGAAAATAGTCATGAAAGAGTTTAGAGTTCTTTCTTGCCCCAAAATGTTGATCCGTAATAATAGCGACTTTCATTCAATAGCGAAGTTTAGAATGGACAGCATCTTTGATGCTATTATAATCGGAATAGTTAGATCCGTCAACTGACCCATCTTCAAAGACTTGATCATATCCAGTTCTTTCAAGAATTTTATTTTTGATTTCCAGTTGCTTCTTTTCTTTTTGAATGCGTCTCAGAAATGCGTAGTGAATGATTTGAGTAAAGTAAGCAAAAGGATTTTGAGACTTTTCTGGATTGAAGTTATGAATATATTGAACACAATTTTCAATACCATCACAAATCATGTCATCCTTAAACATATAATTGACAAAGTTTGGTTTAAAGGATAGATGAGTTGCAATCTTTAAAAAACACTCACCAATGTATCGTGGAATCTGTGGTTGTGGTTTTCCTTGAATCTTTGCAATCTCTCTATCTTCTTTATATCTAATAAGTGCTGCAAGAAACTCTTTGTTATTGACGTAATGTTCTGACCTTTTCCTTTTAGCCATTACTGCTGTAGTTATCATAAGTCATTCTAATTTAATATGTAGGTATTATAACATCTTTAAAAAGCCTTGACAAGTATTTAAATTATCAGTAGAATACCTTTGTCCGGTTTGAAGATCAGGCTTAGCTACTTTTAAAGATCTTTTCTAAAATTTCTTTAGCATCATTGACATTCGCAATGTAACCCATCTTTCGACTGATCTGCGATTGACTATTTTTAATTTTTTGATATTGACGAACATAAGATTGATACATTGAAATCATTTCAATATCAGAAGATTCGGACATAGTAAGGATATCATCCATGTTCAGAATGAACATGTCTTCTGAAGTTGTTTTAAGCCATGGTTCTAATTTATAACCATAAATTCCCGTTCTTGTTTTAACTTCACTTATTGTAGCAGGATAAGATAGCAAAAGAATTGTTTTATCCTCAAGTTCTTCGGCAGATACTTTAGCGAAGATTTCCTCTCCCGTTTTTAATTTAAGTGTTGCATAAAAATCTTCTTCCATCATTTCTTTAACTGAATTGTAATTATTTCATAATTAAAATTTTCTTCGTTATAGATTTTAATTCTTTCAATAAGGTGATTGAGCGTATAGTTTTTTCTTGACTTGTATGTACAATCATCGGAGATATCATAAAGTATTGCTTTGGTTTTATTTTTTCCTTTTCTTAAAACTCTTCCAATTGATTGAAGATTTCGAATTCTTGATTTGCTTGGTGAAGCAAAAATAACATTGTGTAAATTTTTAATATTGATGCCAGTACTAAAAGTTCCGTAAGATGCAACGATTACTGCATTATTTTCTTTTTCAGTAATTTCTCTTACAAGTTCTCTTTCTTCCGCATCCACTCCACCATGAACAAAAAATACTTTACGATCATCTCGCTTATGTGTATTTATGAGATTAAATAAAGGCTCTCCATGTGTGGCAACCCGACTATAAAGAACTAATGTATTTCCTTTGAGATCTAACGTTAAATTTGTGATAAATTTATTTCTTTTTTCGTGAGAGATAAGATATTGAATCTCATCTTCATAGGTTTCAAATTTTTGTGGTGGATGTTTGAGAACAATGCAATTGATATCTAACGTTGACAGATGACCTTGTTCCATCAGTTCTGCAGTCTTAGTGACTTTATATGATGGGCCAAATAATCCTTCAAGAACCCACTTGTGTGTTTGTGTTCCGTCAAGAGTTCCAGTAAATCCAAAACGATATTTTGCATGATGCAATTTAGTCATGATAGATATAAGAGACTTACTTTTGAAAAGATGTGCCTCATCGCCTATGATGACGCTATAATCTTCAAAGAAAGAACGTTCCAATTTATAAACAGACTGCCAAGTTGTAATTGTTACAGGATGTTCATTTGTTTTTTCTTTTCCTGAATAGATACGGTGGCAATATGACTCAGCATCCCATCCATAATCCTGGAAATCTTTGTACATCTGCTCTACAAGAGATGTCGTTGGGACAACTAAAAGAATTTTTTGCCCTTTATCCACATAATATCGCACGAGGGCGTAAATCATCAGACTTTTACCTGACGCAGTGGGACTTATCAGTAACTTTCGATTATGCCTTAGGGCATCATATACTCCCTCTATTTGATACTGACGTGGAGAATGGGAACAAATAGAGGCCATATAATCCTTTACACCTTCATATGAAATATTTTCATTGATTTCAAATGGAAGGCCGTAAAATTTATTATCTTCGAACTTATAAGTATATCCATATTGATCGCAAAAACTAACAATCTTATCTAAAAGACCAACATAGATTTGTTTGCTTCTTGTGTCAAATAAATGTATTTCCCCATTCCAATGTTTGTTTCTGTACTGAGGCATAAACTTCATATTTGGAACTTCGAACTTGAAATGATCTCTCAGTTCATACTCAATATGAGGTTCTGTCCGTATTTTCAGAAAAACTTCGTTTGACTTACTGATAACTAAGTTCGTATTATTAACCATAACCTGCCTGGAATTTTACAAATTCAATCGCATTTTTAATTTGGTAAGTTCTATTTTGAATTACTTTAAGAATGCTCTCTAAGTAATTTAGCATAGTTTCATAATAGTCAATTTTGAGATTGACATTGGACAATTTTTCATCCGCATCCAAATATTTTTGCATCGTATCTTTATCCCTAATTTTTTTGGGAAAGGGATTTTCTACATAAACATCAGGATCTGCTTTTCCGGCATAATATTCATACCTCTCGTGGCGAATATTCCTTTTCTGTTGCTCTGCCTTTTTCTTTAAAAGAACTAAGTTATTATAAAGATCAAAGTATTTTGCATGTAATGCGGGAATATTTAAAGACTCTGTGTGAAGATTATCAATATCAATTTTGGAATCTTTTTCCCACATACTTTGAATCATATCAAGGTCAATATTCATAAGGGATCGCCATTTAAATCAACTATATTGTAGATAGTATACTTGAAAGATACATCTGCTGTAAAGTATTGAACATCCGTATCTGTTGCATTAAATTCAAGTGTGGATAAAGAGTATGGCCACAAATCTTTGAATTTAATTTTAAAATTTGCATTTTGAGCACTTGTCAAAACTTGCAAAGTTCCATCTGAATAGATGTTCATTAACTTTGATTGAGATGTATTTACGTTTGATTGTTGGTTCTGTAGATCATAAATTTCTTGCAAATCTTCTGGGTATCCAAGACCCCTCATCCAGTTTTGGATTTCCATGTAATTTTCAAGATTTTCATCTACAAGAAATCGAAGAGTAAAATCGTCGAAAACAATTTTATCGCCAGGAGTATCAATATCCTTAAGATAAGATGGTTGAACTGCTACACCTAGAGTCATTCCTGGAATGTTGGCCGTATTACTCAGGAAAGCAACTTTCGGTGCCCTGTTCAACATAAATTTAAAACCAATCGGAGACAGAAAATTTCGATTCTGTACCTGATTACTAAATGCGTTACCGACTGCCATCTTTTTCTAATTATTTATCTAATAGATCTTCAAGGATCGGACTATCGATAGCGTAACGGATACAAAAAAAGAGGGTCCCGAAGGACCCTCCAGTGAACTCTTGTGAGTATGGATCACATGAGATTCTTAACGGCAACGCGACGATAGTAGCGGTTGCTGTTGACGCGAAGACGACCCAGACCTTGATCAGTACCTTCTGCAAATGGGTTTGCAACGATACCGTAGCGGGTCTTAAAGCCGATCTTAGGCTGGAAGGTGTTCTCACCAACGGCACGAACCATTTGGAGAGGAACATATGGGCAATAGAACAGACCAGCATCATAAGGGGAAGAACCCTTATAACCAACAACGTAGTATTGGTTGCTGCCTTGTGCCAGACCGCTGTTATCAGCAGCCAGGTTTGCCGAATAAGGATCGATATATACGCGATACTTACCTTGGATTGTGCCAGCAAAGGTGTTGCCGGTGTCATCAACGTTCAGGTTAGCGTTGAGTGCAGGGGTGTAATCCAGAACACCAGCCATGGTCAGTGCTGAAGCAACGTCAGCAGAACACATGATGATGTTACCCTTGCCGCGACGAGTTCTCTGAGCGATTCTGTTAGCATCTCTTTCGATTTGGAACAGAAGACCCTTG